CTCTGGTAGTGATAAGAGCATGGCCTCATAGTCACCCTCTTCGGCAAGGTATGGGTTATCGAAGAGAGATGCAGGAATAAACCTACGCTTGAATAAAGGCTGACCTTCTTTGCTGTGTCCTTTAGGGAATGTAATTGTTTTACTTGATTCAATGTCTGTTGCCCAAAAAGATTTATTTACAGGTGAAGGATCTATAAACATCTTCTTAACCCAAGAATGTCCAGCACCGCCTGGGTTTGTTGTAGCTCTCATGTATAAGCCTAGTTCTTTGCCATGTGCGCTACGAAGACGTGACCTCATATAATCCCAAGCGTAAGGTGTAGGCCATTGAGTAAGTTCGTCAAATCCAATCCAGTTGAAAGCCTGTCCTTGGTATCGTGTGACATCGGTATCTTTATCCAGATAAGACATCCACAGTCTTCCACCTTTAGGAGAAGTCCACTGTGACTTACGCTCTGACCACTTGATTCCTGGTATTGCACGTGGATATAACTCCTGTGACTTTTGTATTAGTTCCCTTAGTTCCTCAGTTGTGTGTCGTACAAGGAGTCCAGAGAAGTTTGGATCGTTTAGGCCGTGTAATGGATCTGCCAACATAGCGTATGATTTACCACCACCTGCTGCCCCACCGTATAGAACCTCTCTTTCAGAAGAACTTAGGAAGGATGTCTGTGGCCCTGGGTTGGGTTTGAATACGACTTCCTGTGCTTCTTCAACGTCATAATCAGTTGCTACTACCTGCGCTGGGATAGGTTCATGCTGGGGGGCTTCTATCTCCGCTGGCTTCTGCGTATGCACCGACTCCTTGTGTTTCGAGTTTTTCGATTTCCGCAAGCGTTTCTTCGAGCCACCTGGCAAGCTTACGTTTAGTGATAGATGCTTTTCTACGTCTTTGCTCAACTTCTATTCTCTTCTTTAGACCCATGTGTGATATGTAACGGTCTGCTTCTTTACTCAGCCACTGTGCTACTGCTCTGTAACTATACTGTCTGAGGTGTAGTTTTGCAAGCTCTATAGCTTCTAGCTCATGTTCTACAGGTACAAGTAGTTTATCATTGTCAGGATCTAGTTCATAACCAAATGGTATCTTCTTAGTTAGCCTGACAATCTTGTGCCATTGTTTATTGTGTGTCTTAGGCGGTTTGGGTAATTGCCAATAGCCTAACTCTCGTTCTGGTATTATTCGTTTGCACCTTCTTTAGGAGGTAGGTAAAAGATGCCACCACCGCTAGTAACATCTACTTTGTCTACCTTACCAAGTCCTGCCCTGTCAAGCAAGTCTTTTGCTGCTACCATCTTTTCTTTAATGCCTAGCTCTGTCGGATCATACAACGCACCAACCATAGCCATAGCAGCTTTAGGTGCAGTACGTGCAAAATATGTACGAGTTTTCTCACCGATTTCATCTTTTAAAGATTCAACAATCGATGCAGTGTTGCTGTTATCACCGTAACCTGCCAACTTTTTAGCAGCGACAACATCACCATTAGCTTCATCAAATAATACATCTAAGAATCTTTGTTGTTTATCTGTTAGATTCCTCGCCATATATTGCATTCCTTATTTGTGATCTACCTATACCTAGATCGTTTAGTTGTTTGTCATCCAACATGTGTAGCATTCTAAAGTCTGCACGTTTTTGTTGTCTGACCACGTGGGCATCCCACATTCTTCTTAGTAAGTTTTTCATAGCACTATCTCCTGTGTTTGTGTGCGGAGATAGTTATATTCAAATATAGGTCAAGTAGTAGTACCTATTATTGCATATCCGTTATGCTACTTCTTACCGCCTTTGGCGTGACCTTTTTTCTTCATTGGCCTAGCAGCAGGTGCTAAGAAGCCACCTCTAGCCATTTTCTTCATACCACCTTTGGCGTAACCTTTTTTCTTCATGCCACCCTTAGCATAACCCTTCTTCATCATGCCGCCTTTGTTCATCTTGCCTTTACCGTCAGCAGCATAGAATGGAACTTTCTTTCCATCCTTCTCAACCATTTTTAGTCCACCCTTGGCGTAACCTTTTTTCTTCATCATTGTTCTTCATCCTCACTGTAAAGATTATTAAAAACTCGTTGCGTATCCCATACATAGTCTACGTTTTCTTTAGAGTTATACATATGTTGATTCGGCTTAAAGTCTGGAGCGCCTTGTCCAGTTTCAAACCAAGCTGGGTGAGTTACTCTCACTCTGTTATTGGGTAACGCAACTATGTTACCAGTGTATTCTCCTGCATCTAATAGTTCTAATACATGAGATTGTTTGTGTTGCGCTGGGTCATCAGCTACTTCGTTATCTGTATAATCTACCGTAAAGTAATACTTTGCAGGGTAGAACTCGCCATCTACTTTAGCTATCCAAGGAGCAGGACTTGCTCGTTCTAGCTTGTATACGGAATGTGTATGAGACATACAATCCCAAGGCTGTGCAATATATGGTGGTAACTCATTAGGCCATTCATCCAACGGTATATCAGCTACTAGTGCGGTCAGTGGCATTCTAGCCCACATAGCACCACCATGTACGTTTTCTGAACCATCTTCATCTGATTCACATCCTGTGAAGATTACTTGAAAGCTCAGTGTTCTGTTTGGCATTGTAGTAACGCCTATCACCATAGCATGTAGAAAGTCGCCATGATGATCTTCTAAGTTCTTAGTGTATTCTCTACGCACCCATGCTTTAAAGTATGGTATGCTGCTTGTGAGGAATGACATTTGATAACCTTATAATTTGCTTTACGCAAATGTATTCGATTCACTGTCATATGTCAATCCTAATATTGATTCCATAGTAACATTTTCTGGTGCTTGTATCCAATCAGAATCAACTAAAACAGTATTTATACCTTCTGCATCTTGCGAAGCGTTTGTGACTACATTATTTTCATCTACTAAAAAGTATAAAGTCATTTTCTTTTCTTACCCGATGCTGTTACAGACCACTTAACTTTCTTTGGTCCTGTCTTCTTTGCTGCTTCTGCTTTACTAATTCTACCAGCTACCTTTGCTGGTCTACAAGCTGGGTAGGGTCTGCTGCTGTCTTTGACACTCTTGCGACCACACTCCTTGCCTGTCTTTACGTCACGCCAGTCTTCCTTGAACCACTTAGTAAGTCCACCTTCAGCAAAACCTCTACGACTTTCTAGTACGTGTCTTGACTTTCGATGCAACTGAACCTCCCTTACTGTAAGTACCCCCACGTTTTTTGTAGGTCTTGACTAGCCATGCTGAACCATATGCACTAGGCCACTTAAACTTTTTCTTAGCTTCAGACTTTACACTAGAGTATAGTGATTTGTTTTTAGGTTCTGCCATTATGCTTTCCTTGATTTAGTACCAGCACACTTCCACTTCTTACGAGATAGTCGTAGTGGGCTGTTTGGATTAGCTGCTGCCTTGGGGTGCTTCTTCATTTGTCCTGCACTTCTTGCACAATAAGAATCACCTTTACCTGTTCCAGGCCGTATACGTTTGCCACCGTCCTTAGCTTTACCTGCCTGACCGTAGCTTACCTTTACCTTACGCCCTGTCTTAGGGTTAGTAGTTGTCTTGGCAAACATCTTGCCTTTTGCTGGTTTAGCCATTACTTCCTTCTGACTTTCTTATAGAGGGTTCTCAACCATGCTATCATACGCTTTCCAAATGTCGTCAATTTCTGTTTGAATAACATCAAGCTTGTCTCCTATAGTATCTGTTATTGTAGTAGCTTTGTCAACCTGTGATCTTAGATCTAGTAATGTTTTCTGCTGCTGTAGTATCTGCTGCATGTTTGTAGTTAGCTGTGCTAGTTTAGTATTGAGTCCACGTACATCGTTATCTATTACAGCTTGCTCTACAGTTTGTACTCTGCTGTTTAGTGCAGACTTTAGTTCTACTATCTGCTGCGTTAGTTCCTCTGCTAGTTCTACTACTTGCTCATTTAGTTTATCTGTCTTAGCTTGTATCTCATTTGCTATAGCAGTCTTTGCTGTCGTTAGCTGGTTTGACGCAAATGTTTTATTCGCTGTTCTATCTGTTGCAGTGTCGTTACTTAACTTAGTCAAGCTTTTTTGTAGTTCTGAAATTTGCTTTGCGTTGGTTCCAGCTTTACTTAGTGCGCTATCAACGCCACCCTCTACACCGTAAAACCTGTTGAGAGTATCATAACCAAAGTATATACCACCAGAAACTGTAGAGAGAACTGGCAAAGCCACCGCAACCATCCAGCCTTTGACATTAAAGCCCCCTATGCTAAACTCCATTGCCATTAGTTAGGCATGGTTCCATATTCTTCTACGTACTCACCAGCAGCGTAAATGTCTGCAGCACTTTTCATATCATCTGTTAGGTAGCCCTGCCAACCAGATCCAAACCCATCGTTATCCCAGTTGATTACAAACTCATCTACGCTTTGTGTGTAAGTAATAGCTGTGTAGCTACCAACTACAAAGTTATTCTGTGTAGCATAACTGTCTATACTAGCTGTTAGTTCTGTATCATTAGCTGCAGCCATGAATGCACCAGCTTGTTGTGCGTAGTTCTCTACCTGTACTACAGCTTGGTTGTAAGCATCAACTTCTGCTTGATCTATACTGTACTCATCTGTACCCATCATGCCTTGCAATGCAGTCTGCTCTGGTGATGTATCTGCTGTTGCAGCAATCTCCATGATACCAGTAGCTGTTAGTATCTCTGCTGAAGCATCAGCTAACACATCTATCGCTTCATCCAAGTCATTCATAGCTGCTGTGTATTCTTGTGTGAACAACTGCTGTGCCGTGGTAGCAGTCTCGTAGTCGTGTCCTGTTACAAGAGCGTGTGCGTCTATATAGTCATCTAACTCCTGCTGTGTAATAAGTCCATCATTAAATGCATCATCTACAACAACACCGCCCAACGCAGCATATCCTACAGCACCTACTGTATTGTATCCGTTGTCCGTCACCCTGTTCTTGATAGCACCCAGTGAGCTAATTAATGCATCAATCTTTTCCTGGCCCGTCATTGTTAGTGCTGGGTCCATTGGACCTGGGTCCACTATCGGATCGTTTGCGTTTGCTACTCCTGAACTGGTCACTAAGGTTGCGCTTAGTAGTAGTGTCTTTAGCGAACTCTTCATTGTACTCTTCCCCTACTCTTAACAAGGTATTCCAAAACTCTTCATCTAACTCGTACCCTACAACAAACAACGCAGGGTTCTCTCTGTATTTCATTATAGCGTTTCTGCCCATCAACAGTCTGCCAGTACGTGCATCGTTTATTGGACATGGAGTATTTGCTAACATCATACTCCTGAACACTGTGGCATCCTGACACATCACTGAGATGGCTGATACCTGTAAACCTAGCCCTCCAACCTGTTGAGGTAACCCCAGCAATCTAGCATTCTTCCTGCGATTGCAATTAGGGTCTTGCTGCATCTCACCATGACTCAGGCCAATTATATTTAATTGTAACCCTCTAGTCTTCGGGATTAAGCAAGAGTCGTTACCTCCCCCACCCATTACTGTTGGAGCTATGCTGGACATTACAGGGTTACTACCTGGGGATGATCCTGCTCCGTTGTAGTTTATAGTCTCACTTTGATTGTTTGAATCTATAATCGAGTCTTCGTAGTTATTCGAAAAGTCACCCTCAATGTCGTTGCCTGTGTCTGTAGTAGTTGTGGTAGTGTTAGTTATACCACTGTCTAGTTCAGTCTGTTCCTGGGCATTCACTGGATGGCAAAAGGCTACCGATAGTATTATCACTACACATAAGTTTCGTAGCAGCCTTGGGATGTCCGATAAGTGCGAGTGTCTGTGCATTCTGGTTTCTCTGACATGCAGTATCTCCCACCCTGCACGATGCTGTATATGTTATAGTTTGACAAGCTGTTACTATCATTAGTACACATAGTTGTACGCACAGCTTAACATTTGTCAACACTTTTTATCCTACACCTGGTCTTTTTCTTTCAGGGTCTAACACTTCATGTTTAGTAAGGAACCCCTCAAGGTACATAGCTCTTTCTACATGGTCTAAAGTAAACCTCTGTCCTAGTCTAGCTTCCAATGCTTCCCTTACATAGAACACGTCTGACTTAGGAATGTGTACACGTCTTAGTCTTTTACTGTCACCGTCTGCTATTGCATCGTAAAACTCTTCAATGACATCTTCAGAAGAGTACATACTTACTTTATTCTTATACATAGTCCTACCTATAGAAACAGTTGTTTCCTTAAAAGGAGGTATGTGTAGCTGCTACATGTAGGAGGAGGGAGACATGGAGGAAGAGTAACACATAGATTACTACACATACCTTAGTATAACACTTATTGTTTGTTACTTTATATTGTGTTATTAATAAGAAGTATACACACGGACAGTATAACTGTCAAGTTAAACTTTACCTATGTCCAATCTTTTTTATATAGTTTAACTATTTATTTAGTTTATTATTTATTAAGTTTAACTTAAAATGTTTAACTAACTGCTCCTGCTCCGCAGTTATACACATAAAAAAGGCTGTGTCAAGAGGGTATTTGTATACATGCGACAGTTTGTCACCCCTTCAAAATACCACTTCTGTGTAGATATACATATACACACTACCCCATATCCCCCTGTGGCTCTCGCACCCCCTCTCTTTGATAGGCAATCTTTGCTTTTCTACAATGTTTTACTAGCTAAGTTACTGTTATTGCTATGCTTTTATACTGATACATCTTCAATAAAGCATAAAAAGGTGTTGTATTTATGTCACAATATAGAAACGTGATCACAAAACAAAGAAGGAAGCATAACTATACCCCTCTTTTGTGATCACAAATAAGCATACCCCCTTAGACAGTATATATATAATAATAAGAACGAATCAGGAACAAACAACACAAGCAAGAACAAAACAGGAACAACTAAAAAAAGAATCGTTACAAAACAATGACTTATAAAATAGTTACAAAAAACACTTGCATCATAAACCGCAACATGCCAAATTGATTGTATCGAAAGCGACAAGAAACAAAACGCAAGCGATGTATATCCTTCAAAGTGTTTCAGCGTCCTTAGACAGCTACGGTGAAATGCCCTAGTAAATACTAACTAAATAAATACTTGACTAACTAAACTAAATACGAAAGACTGAATATAACAAAACAAACTAAAAAGATCAGGCCATAAAATGCCGACCAAATGTACCGACTAAGGAACGGTAGCTGTCCAATGGAAGTGACGTGGAGTAACAGCAGAAGGTGTATTGTAACCATACGCTATAGAACGGTGACTTGAATCAGGCCGTCATTAGGGAAAGTGTACTGTATTTTTTGGACACAATAGCGACTAATCTAGGCCAACCTAGACTTTGCTTGACAATGGGTTGCTCTTGTGTCTTTGTAAATATAGGAGAGAGACTATGAATGAATACTATCTAAGAGTTATGGATTGTGAAAACGGTTATAGTGAAATGTGGAAAGTAAAAGCTAATAGCGAACAAGAAGCTATTGACAATATAGAAAATAACTTTGAGAATAAAGAAGTAGTGGAGGACGAATACTATGACTAAAGGTGAAAAACTAATTGATAAGCTACAACATGTGTTTATGCTGTTGTCTGCTCAAAGAGATGAGACAGCAGCTAAACTATTGCAACAAGTATTTGATGAGTTACAGGAGGTGAAGTAATGTCTAACTACAAACTACTAGGTGTTGGAACCAATGCCAAAACTATCAAG